GCCTGTTCAGCAAATGTTAAAGCCTTATAACAAATAATTAGAGAAACTGGATGAAACATTCATATCTAAGAGAACACCTAAGTTTTGATCAGTCCGGCATCGTTCTCGAGTCGGACGATAAGGATGGCAAGAACCTTCACTTGAAGGGCATTGCCATTCAAGGTGGTATTCGCAACGCCAATCAACGAGTTTACCCCGTAGACGAAATTGAACGTGCTGTGAAAACACTTAATGATCAAATTCAAAATGGGTATTCTGTCTTAGGTGAAGTTGATCACCCAGATGATCTTAAAGTAAATTTGGACCGAGTAAGTCACATGATAACCAACATGTGGATGGAAGGTCCTAACGGTTATGGCAAGTTTAAAATCTTGCCTACACCTATGGGTAACTTAATTCGCACAATGCTCGAAGCAGGTGTAAAACTTGGTGTCAGTTCACGAGGCAGCGGCAACGTTGACGAAATGAGTGGCAAAGTATCAGACTTCGAAATCATTACTGTTGATATAGTTGCACAGCCCAGCGCACCTGGTGCGTATCCTACGCCTGTTTATGAGCATTTGATGAACTCACGTGGCGGATACAAAGCATTCCAAGTGGCTACAGAAGTAAAAGAAGATCCAAAGGCCCAGAAATATTTGAAGGAATCACTTCTTTCAATTATTAAAGGTCTAAAATAAGCCCGAGGAGAAATAGATGTTGGACGCATTCAAACAATTAGTAGAGTCAGGGGTTATGTCAGAAGAAGTAAAATCTGCTGTCGAAACTGCCTTCACTCAAAAGATTCAAGAAAATCGCGACCAAGTAACCGCTCAACTTCGTGAAGAGTTTGCACAAAAGTATACACATGACAAAACAGTTATGGTAGAAGCAATCGACAAGATGTTAAGCGACAGATTGGCCGCAGAAATGGCCGAATTGCACAATGATAAAAAAGCACTAGCAGAAGCAAAAGTAGCATACCAACAACGTATTGCTGGAGATGCTAAAAAACTAGAAGGCTTTGTTATTGGTCAATTAGGCAGAGAGCTAGTCGAGTTTCAAGGAGACCGTAAGAAAGTTTCTGAGAATTTCGGCAAATTAGAGCAGTTCGTAGTTCATGCTCTAGCAAAAGAAATTAACGAATTTGCATCAGACAAGAAAGACCTAGCAGAAACTAAAGTTAAACTAGTTCGTGAAGCAAAGAACAAGTTCGAAGATATCAAACAATCATTTATCCAACGTTCCGCAAAAGTTGTTGAAGCAACTGTTACTAGAAAACTTACAACTGAAATTCATCAGTTGAAAGAAGATATTGACAGTGCCCGCAATAATGATTTTGGACGTAAAATTTATGAATCGTTTGCACAAGAATTTGCAGGTTCCTATCTAAATGAAAAATCCGAAACAAGTAAATTGTTAAAGATTATCGCTAAGAAAGAACAAGAGCTTGCAGAAGCAAAACAGACAGTATCTGAAAAAGAAAGTCTAGTAGAATCTACACAACGCGAAATTCGTGTTACAAAAGATCTAATGGAACGTAAACAGGTAATGGCTGAATTAATGTCGCCCCTAAATGGCGAAAAAAGAGTGGTAATGCAAGAATTGTTAGAAGGCGTGCAAACACCTAAACTACGTTCTGCGTTCGACAAATACCTACCCGCAGTAATGGAAGGCGCACAGAAAAAAGTAGCAAAACCTGCTTTAACTGAAAGCTCAGAAGTAACTGGCAACCGTGAGAAAAAGCCTGAGGTAGGCTTAGACAATATTGTAGATATCCGCAAGTTAGCGGGTCTTACAAAATAATTTCAAGGAGACAAATTAAATGTCACAACTATTAAATGAAAGATGGTCAGAGACCAAAGAAGCTCTGCTTGAAGGCCTATCTGGTAACCGTAAAGCTTCTATGGGCGTATGCCTAGAAAACACACGCCGTTATTTGGCTGAAAGCGCAACTGCTGGTGCAACAAGCGCCGGCAACATTGCAACACTTAACCGCGTTATCCTTCCAGTAATCCGTCGTGTTATGCCGACTGTTATTGCGAATGAAATCATTGGTGTTCAACCAATGACCGGACCTGTTGCACAGATCCATACTCTAAGAGTTCGTTATGCTGACTCTGGTGATGGTGTAATTGCAGGTGAAGAAGCATTGAGCCCATTCAAGATCGCTAGTGCTTATTCTGGTAACAACGTTGATGCTACTCCAAGAGCTAACACAACTGCTGCTCTAGAAGGCACACCAGGTAAGCGTATGAGTATTCAAATCTTGAAAACCAGCGTAGAAGCTAAGTCTCGTAAACTAAGCGCACGTTGGACTTTCGAGGCTGCTCAAGATGCACAAGCCCAACAAGGTATCGACATCGAAGCAGAAATTATGGCTGCTCTAGCACAGGAAATCACTGCTGAAATTGACCAAGAGATCCTAACATCTCTACGTTCTTTAGCAAGTGTTGAAGAAACATATGACCAGGCTCTAGTATCTGGTACTGCTACATTCGTTGGTGACGAACACGCTGCTCTAGCGATTCAGATCAACCGTGTTAGCAACTTGATTGCTCAAAGAACACGTCGTGGTTCTGCAAACTGGGCAGTTGTAAGCAACCAGGCTCTAACGATCCTACAAAGTGCTACAACTTCTGCTTTTGCTCGCACCACAGAAGGCACATTCGAAGCTCCTACAAACACTAAGTTTGTTGGAACATTGAACGGTGCTATGCGTGTTTATGTTGACGCATACAAGTCTGATACAGACGACAATAACCAGATCCTAGTTGGATACAAAGGCACAAGCGAAGCAGATGCTGCCGCGTTCTATTGCCCTTACATTCCTCTAATGAGCTCTGGAGTTGTTCTAGATCCAGCAACATTCGAGCCAGTAGTTGGCTTCATGACACGTTACGGATATGTTGAGTTAACAAACACAGCATCTTCTCTAGGTAACGCTGCTGACTATCTAGGCAAAGTTGCTATTACTTCTGCAAACGTAAGTTTCAAGTAATCAACTGCTTAAAAGCAAAACAATTAACCCGCTTCGGCGGGTTTTTTGTTGACTGCAAATAAATAACATGTCTAGATTATTATGCGGTTCCCACCGCGTAGGGCCTAGAACGCTCATAACAATTCAAGGAGAAACAAATGGGACGACCGATTAAATCGAAATATTTTGGAACACAAAAAGGTGTTGGTGTAGGTGGAGAAACAGTATCAGGTGTAACTATTGCCACAGTTAATCCACCTAATTCTACTGGAACAATTACTGTTGCATTTAGTGGACCTAGCATTGCAGGCGGAACAACTGCAACCGGTACTGTGGTTAAAACAGGTAATACTGTAACTAGCGTGAGTATTAGTAATGCGGGCTCTGGTTACTTAACTGCACCAACTGTAACATTTACAGGCACTTCTCACGTAGCATATCACACAAGCGCAACATCAGCCTTAACAAGTTCTGTTAGCGATGTTATACGATGTGTAGCGTTTCTTCCTACAGCTAATGGTGGAACAGCTCCAGTCTTTGGTGACATTAGAGAACAAGTGGCCAGCAAAAAGTATCGTGTGCAGACTAGTGAAGGAACAGGAGTATGTCGCCTAGTAACAACTAGCACCATTGCTGCTGGTCAAATGACTATTCTTGCAACTGATGCAAACACAAGCACTTACTATGTTAGAAAACTAACTGCACGTAGAGCAGTGTTAGTTCAAACAACTGCCAGTGTTTGGGGTTATGCAATTTCCAGTGGTGCAGCCGCAGGGTGGACTTTAGATACTGCAAGTGCAGGCGTTGTTGAAATTGACAATAGATAATTTTTAAACTATGTTATAAACAAGGGGGCTTGTCCCCCTTGTTTCATATATAGGTAAATACGGTATGACCAATTGGGCTTTACCTACAACTGTTGAACAATATGCCGAAGCTGGCGCAGAATCAGCTCACGTTTCGTGGTTAGAAATTGATAATTTTAATAATTTAAAAACACTAAATGGCAAGCATGTTAAGACTTCGCGAGACTTAGTTCATATTGCTAGAGACCCTAGACACGACATTGTAGAAAAAACTTACTATCTAAAGTTAACACAATTTAACTTAGAGTCATTACCTTCTTTATTATCTGGAATAGAAGTTAAAATTACCATGAATAGATTTGGAAGAATATCAGACGATGCAATACATTTGTGTTTAGATGGAAATCCAATCGGTGACAATTTAGCAACATTGGATACCTCTCCAATTAAAATTTATGGAGGCCCTTTTACTTTGTGGAATTCAAATTTAACTATCAGTGATATTCAAGATCCTACCTTTGGAGTTATTATAAGATTTAAAAGTCATCCAAAATGGCCTCATAAAAGTAGCGCACTAATGGACGCCGTAGAGGTAAGGATTTATTAAAAAAATAAATACACTGAGGAAAGAACATGACAACATTTATAGCAAAATATCCAGGTAATTATAGACTTTTAGCAACTTCAGGTCAAGTTTATATTCAATCCGGTGCTCAGACTGAAATTAATGCAGGTGGCGACGTCGTCGCAACTGGAGCCGAAGTATCAATTACTGCTCGAGCCGGAAGTGTTGTAGTTACATCAGAAGAAGACATTCTTATTACCGCGCCAGGGGAACTACTGGCAAATGTTCCCCTATCAACATTTCAAGGCGATGTGACCGTTGAAGAAGATACAATTTTAGGCCAAGATGATACAAATACTATTGATGCAAACGCTCGTTTTATTAGCGACATAGTTCCGAGAGATGCAGCAACATATAAATTAGGTTTAAGTAGCAATACATGGAATGAACTTCACGTAGAGTCTGCAGTATTTTATAATGAAAACAATGTTTCTAATCAATATCTAAGAGCATATGACCCTGCAGACATTTACGGTGAAGAAGGTCAACGCCTTTGGGAAGATTGGGATTCTGGAACACAAACCGGGTCAATTCCGTCGTCAGTTTATTTTAATGGCGGCGTCGGCATTAAGAAAGATTTGAATGTTGGTGGATATATTTACGGTCGTATTGAAACTGCCAATACATCTTTAAGTTTAGCAGTTACAGCAACTAACGTTGATCAATATTTCTATCCTATTTTTGTTGCTAATACTGGACAGAATATTATTTTCCTTGACAAGGAATCTGTTACAGGTAGTCAAGGATTAAGATACAATCCTAGTGAAGGATCTTTGTATATTGATCAAGCTACTATATGGGACACTACTGATTCAACTGATATTAACACTGGTGCTTTAGTTGTTAAAGGCGGTATGGGTCTTGCAAAAGACTTGAACATTGGCGGGGATGTTATTCCCGAAAATGACGATTTAAAGAAAATTGGTGAAACTGGTAAGACATGGGCTGAAGGTTATATTAACGACCTCTACACCAAAGTAATTCAATCAACAACCGGCACTATTCAAATTGATCCAGCGGCCGGGCTAACTGAAGTAATTGGCGATATTAGAGTAAGAGGTAATAACCCTATTGGAACTGCTCCGGTCGTCACTAACACATTGTATGTTACAATGGATGGCAACGATACTAACGACGGAAGAGCAATGGATGCAAGTCGTGCTTGCCGCACAATTGGTGGTGCTGTAAACAGTCCATACTTTCAACCTGGCACACAAATTTTAGTCAGCGCCGGATTCTATTTAGAAGACAATCCTATTAGGCTAAAACCTTATACTTCTGTAAGAGGGAGTGATATTCGAACAACATTTATTGAGCCAATAAACAAGACTCAAGATTTATTCCACGTTGAAAGTGGATGTTATATAAATTACATGACATTCCTAAATGGTCGTTCAGGATTGTTAGAAGGACCATACGAACAAGGATTTAATAGAGGTGCGTATGCTACTGCATTTCCTCCGTTAACTGGAACAGATCGAATTGACCTATTCCACTCTCCATACATCCAAAACTGCACAAACCAATCTGGGCCTTGGCTAAAAGACGGAACTATGTTTGTTCCGAATCAAACTGTTCAGTTTCCAAAAGCAGTTGGAACCGGAACATGGGTAACAAACACTACAACAATTATAGTTAATGCAGACCTTGGAGTTATCGAACAAGGTATGACAATTAATGCTGGACAACAAAATCCTGGATTCTTTGATGCAAGAACATTAATGTTGGCCAATAAACCATTCTTACAAGAACAGGTTGTTACATACGTTGATCAAACATTTAACAGTGGATTTGTTTATGATTCTGTT